TTTGTAATGAGTGCAACACAAACATATCAACCAGTAGCAGCATTCCATATTTCCAATGGAGATACTTTGGATGCAGATTTAAGTGATTTGGGTATTGATATTCCACCGAATAATTTTATTAGTATTTTTATGACTTCTACAAGTAATATGACTTCTGCTAAGGCATCATTGATTTATGTGGAAGACTAATAATAATAAATAACTAATAAAGTCTTTATTATACCAATGCAAAGAACTAAAATAATTGAAACTGAAGTATCAACTGGTGCAAGTGCTGGTGCTGCAACGAGCATTGGTAGTGCAAGTTGCGTAAGACTTCATAATGACACTTCAGGTATTGTTACTGTTGGTGTTTCTACTTCAGTTGGAGCAGCGACTACTAATTATTTTTCAATGCCGGGAAATACGGTTGAATTTTTAGAAAAATTTCCAACAGATGTTATCTGGACATCAACTTCTATTAAAGCAGCAAAAGTAGGATTTACCAACTAAGAAAAATGAAACTTATCAGAGAAGAAATAGAAAAGGTTGAAGTTATTACCGAAAAAGTAGGTAATCTAACAAAACTTTATATTCAAGGTCCATTTTTGCAAGCAGAGTGCGTAAACAGAAATGGCAGACTTTATCCTCTTTCAATTATGGAGAGAGAAGTAAAGCGTTATACTGAAAGTTATGTAAACAAAGGTCGTGCTCTGGGAGAACTTGGTCATCCAGATGGACCTACCGTAAATCTTGATAGAGTTTCTCATAAAATTGTTGAACTTCATCAAGAAGGAAATAATTTTATTGGTAAGGCACAAATCTTATCTACTCCTATGGGTAAGATTGCAGAGTCTCTTCTTAAAGATGGAGTTTGTCTTGGCGTTTCTTCTCGTGGTATTGGTTCCTTAAGAGAGAATCAAAAGGGTTATAGAGAAGTTGGTGAAGACTTTATGCTTGCAACAGCCGCAGATATTGTTGCAGATCCTTCTGCACCTGATGCATTTGTTCAAGGAATTATGGAAGGTGTTGAATGGGTTTGGAATAATGGTATTCTTGAGCAAAAAGTTGCTAAATTTGAAAAAAGAGTTAACACTTTAGTTGATCAAGGTATTCTCGAAGAATATAAATTATCACTATTCAATGAGTTCTTAAATTCATTGTAATTTATTAAATTATAAATAAATATAGTTTATAACGTAAGGTTAAACGGAGAGTTCAAATGTCTCGTGGAGATTTACAAGAAATGGAAGTAGGCACTAAGCAATCCAGAACCGCTGTTAATGCAAATGCTAAAGCGGCGGATCCGATGCCACATTTAACTGGAAATATTCCCCCAGGTCAAACTGCTGGTTGGGAGGATCTAGGTGGCCCTGACCCCTCAAATTATCGTCCAGATGATGATTCGGCAAAACTCAAAACACCTGGCGCAACCCTTAAGCAAGTTAAGGATGTTGTAAATAAAGGTGCAGGTGCTGCTGAAGCAATGAAAGGTCTTCACAAAGAAGAGGAAGAACTCGAAGATGAAGATATGATTGAAGAAGAAATTGATGAAGATGAAGAAGAGATTGTAGAAGCAAAGAAAGAGAAAAAAGAAGATAAAAGTGCTGGTGATGAAGATGAAGATGAAGATGAGGAAGAAGATGAAGATGAAGATGAGGAAGAAGTGGAAGAAGAGTATAATATTGAAGAAGATGTAAACGCTCTTCTTGCTGGAGAAGAACTCTCCGAAGAGTTCCAAGAGAAAGCAAGAACCATTTTCGAATCTGCTATTCATTCCAAGGTTGTTGAAATCAAGGAAGCACTTGAAGAGCAGTATGCTGCTGCTCTTGCGGAGGAAGTCGAAGAAATTAAGACTGAACTTGCAGAGCGTGTAGACGCATACCTTGAGTATGTATCTGGTGAGTGGTTCGAAGAGAATGCACTTACCATTGAGCAAGGTCTTAAGACCGAAATGACCGAATCATTCCTTGCTGGAATGAAGGGTCTTTTTGAAGAACATTATGTATCAATCCCTGAAGAAAAATATGATGTACTTGAGAGCATGGTAGAAAAACTTGATGAAATGGAGACAAAACTCAACGAGCAAATTGAGAAGAACGTTTCCCTCCACAAGCGTCTCGCAGAGTCAGTTGCGGTTGGAATCTTTGAACAAGTCGCTGTAGGTCTTGCAGACACTCAGAGAGACAAGCTCGCTTCACTTGCCGAAAGTGTTGAGTTTGAAAGTGAAGAAGAATATCGTGAAAAACTGGAGACTTTGAAGGAATCATATTTTCCTTCAAGAGTAGTTTCTCCTTCTGCTAAAACTGAAACTCTTTCTGAAGGTGCTGATGTTGCATCCGAAACATATACGGATTCAATGGCTGCATATCTCAGAACGCTTTCAGCATTCGGCAAATAATTGAATTTAATATAATTCAAACACAAAAACGCACTTTAGTAAAAAGGTAAAAAAGCAAATGTTTCATTCCGAACATCTGCAGGAAAAGTGGGCACCTCTATTAGACTATCAGGGTCTTGATCCAATCAGAGATTCTCATCGTAGAGCTGTAACCGCTGTCCTGCTCGAAAACCAAGAAAAATTCTTAAGAGAAGAGTCAGCATTCAATTCAGGTGGCATTGGCAACCTGATGGAAGCACCAACCAATGCTACTGGTTCAACTGTTAGCGCAGCTGGATTTGGTGGCGGTGCTGCTGCTGGTGGTCCTACTGCTGGTTTCGATCCAGTTCTGATCTCACTTATTCGTCGTTCAATGCCTAACCTGGTCGCATATGACCTCGCTGGCGTTCAACCAATGAGTGGTCCTACTGGACTCATCTTCGCAATGCGTTCACGTTATACCAACCAGAGTGGTACTGAAACCTTCTATGATGAAGTAAATACCGTATTCTCTGGTCAAAATGCAGGTCTTGGAAATACTGCATTTAGTGATGTTGCTGCTGGTATGGGTACAACAACCCAGTATGGATCAAACCCAGGAATTCTAAATCCAACTGGTGCCGGCACTTCAACTGGTTCTGCTGGATACAACGTCGGTCAGGGTATGTATACCCAAGAGGCCGAAAATCTTGATGGTGATGCAGGATCTGCATTCAACCAGATGGCATTCTCGATCGAGAAAGTCACTGTTACTGCTAAGAGCCGTGCTCTGAAAGCAGAATACAGCCTTGAGCTTGCTCAAGACCTGAAGGCAATTCATGGTGGGAATGCTGAAGCGGAACTCGCAAACATTCTCTCAACTGAGATTCTTGCTGAGATTAACCGCGAAGTCATCAGAACCATCTACAAGGTTGCTGAACAGGGTGCTGCACAAAACGTTGCAACTCCAGGTATCTTTGACCTCGATGTTGACTCCAACGGTCGTTGGTCAGTTGAGAAGTTCAAGGGTCTGCTGTTCCAAATCGAAAGAGATGCGAACGCAATCGCTCAGAGAACTCGTCGCGGGAAGGGCAACATCATCATGTGCTCTGCTGATGTTGCTTCAGCACTGACCATGGCTGGTGTTCTTGATTACACTCCTGCACTGAACGCAAACCTAACCGTAGATGATACTGGCAACACCTTTGCTGGTACTCTGATGGGCAAATTCAGAGTCTATATTGACCCATATGCTGCTAACCTAACCTCAGGTAATGCAACTCCCGGTAACCAGTACTATGTTGTTGGTTATAAGGGTTCCAGCCCATATGATGCTGGTCTCTTCTATTGTCCATATGTTCCTCTCCAAATGGTACGTGCCGTTGGTGAGAACAGCTTCCAGCCCAAGATTGGCTTCAAGACTCGTTATGGTCTTGTTGCTAACCCATTTGCCGAAGGCAAAACTCAGGGTCTCGGCGCTCTTACTGTTAACGCTAACCGTTATTATCGTCGCGTGGCGGTCAAAAATTTAATGTGAAGATTATTAACATTAAATTCCAAGGGGGCCCGAAAGGGTCCTTTTTTTATAAATATTAGTGTTAAAAACCTATTTAATATGGCGTACATTTATAAAGCGACGAATAGACAAAATGGAAAATTTTATATTGGACAGACATTATACAATAAATTGAGTAAAAGAATTGCATGTCATATACATTATGCGAATAATTCTAGTTCAAATTTACCATTTCCCAATGCTTTACGAAAATATGGAAGGACTGGATTTGTATGGGAGATATTGGAAGAGTGTGATAAAGAAAAAAGAGGAGAAAGAGAGATTTATTGGATAGATAAACTAAAACCACATTATAATGCTACTTTAGGTGGAGATGGAGGAACTCTTGGTCGCTCATGCCCAGAGCACGTAAAAGAAGCAACAAGACAATCCAGAATTGTGTCAGTTAAAGATAAAAAAACTGGAAAAATTTATACTTCTATGAAAGAAGCAAGAAAAGATACTGGAGTGTTGGAAAGTAGCATAAGTAGGTCTATAAAATATAATGGTCCTGGTAGCAGATGGGAAAGAGTTATCTAAATAACTAAAAAAGTACAATGACTAAAGGCCAAATAGAGAATAGAAATTTTCTTTCCCCAACAGGTTTTAAATTTACTCTAACAAGAACACCAAAAGTTGCATTTTTCTGTAATGAGGCAAACATACCAGAATTAAATTTGGGTATTGCAGAACAACCAACTTACTTAAAAGATATTGATATTCCGGGAGATAAAATAGTATTTGGAGATTTTAATTTGAGATTTCTTGTTGATGAAAATCTTGAAAATTACATGGAAATTCAAAATTGGATACGTGGACTTGGATATCCAGAAAGACTTGAAGAATTTGATGAACTAGAAAAAAGAGGTATCTTACAGAATACTTACTTTCGGTCAAATCATAATATATACTCCGATGGCACTCTTCAAGTATTGACAAGTTCATCTATTCCAAATTTTCAAGTTTTTTTTAAAGATTTATTTCCATATTCATTATCTACGCTTTCTTTTGATGCAACTGCAACAGATATTCAATACTTTACAGCAGATGTAAGTTTCAAGTATACTGTTTATAATATAGTAGATCTTTCTGGCAATCCTTTATGATAGTTGATCTTGATACAATTCAAAAAATGTGGGAGCAAGACTCTAAAATTGATATGGATAATCTTCATACAGAGTCTACAAATATTCCTATTCTTCATGCAAAATATTTTGACTTATATAATACAATATTTCTTCTTCGAAAAAAAGCAGAGCAGCAAAAAAGAAATATAAGACACGAAAGATATGAATACTACTCGGGAAAAGCAGATCCAGATATTTATGTAGAAAATCCTTTTCCCAAAAAAATTAGAGATAAAGATACAATGCAAAAGTATCTTGATGCTGACGAAAAACTTTCTACTGTATGTTTAAAGATTGATTACTATGACACCATGCTTGTTTATATTGAAAGCATTCTCAAAATGATTCAAAATAGAACATATCAAATTAAAAATGCCATTGAATTTATGAGATTTAACGCTGGTTTAGGGTAAATAAATACTCATAGCAATTATGATGCTATGAGTGACGTAATTATTGAAAAGAAAAATGAGGTTTACATTAAACTATACTGCGAATCTCATATACTCTATGAACTTCAACCGTATTTTACATTTGAAGTTGAATCTGCAAAATTTATGTCCCAATATAGAAGCAGACATTGGGATGGCAAAATTCGACTTTTAAGCACTCACACTGGAGAAATTTATGCAGGATTACTTGATAAGGTAATCGATAAATTAACTCTGCATGGTTATACATATGAGTTTAGAGAAAATAAATTCTATGGATTACCCTTTGAAGTCAATGAGGGTATTTCATATGAGGGTGTTAAAGATTATATGAAATCTATTTGTTCTCATTCTCCACGGGAATATCAAGTGGAAGGAGTATACGATGCTCTAAAACATAATAGAAAATTATTGATATCACCCACAGCCTCAGGTAAATCCTTGATGATTTACTCCCTTGTAAAGTATTATGTAGATAAAGGACAAAAAATTCTTCTAGTTGTTCCAACGACATCTCTTGTAGAGCAGATGTACAAGGATTTCCAAGATTATGGTTGGGATGCCGAATCATATTGTCACCGCATATATTCTGGCAGAGAAAAAACAAACGAATATTCAGTTACGATAACCACTTGGCAGTCTATTTATAAATTAGAACGCTCATTCTTTGAAGATTATGGTGTAGTTATTGGAGATGAAGCTCATCTATTTAAAAGCAAATCTCTGATTGAGATTATGACTAAACTTCATCATGCAAAATATCGTTTTGGATTTACTGGAACCTTAGATGGAACTCAAACTCACAAATGGGTTTTAGAAGGTCTCTTTGGGCCTTCATATAAGGTTACAAGAACTTATGAATTAATGCAGCAGGGACACATTTCTCAACTTGATATTCGATGTCTTGTTCTAAAACATTCTCCACAAAAATTTGAAACATATGAAGATGAAATTCGATATTTAATTTCTCATGAGCAAAGAAACAAATTTATCACAAATCTTTCTTTAGATTTGAAAGGTAATACTCTTGTTTTATTTTCAAGAGTAGAAGCACATGGAGCAGTTCTATATGAGAAGATAAATAATACCAAGCGAGGTGATCGCAAAGTATTTTTTATTCATGGTGGAGTTGATACTGAAGAAAGAGAATTGGTTAGAGAAATTACAGAAAGAGAAAACAATGCAATCATTGTTGCTTCTTATGGTACTTTTAGTACGGGAATTAATATTAAAAACTTACATAACGTAATCTTTGCATCTCCAAGCAAATCAAGAATCCGAAATCTTCAAAGTATTGGAAGAGTTTTAAGAAAGGGAAAAAATAAAACAAAAGCAGTTCTTTATGATATTTCTGATGACTGCACATATAACTCTAGAAAAAATTATACTTTAAATCACCTAATTGAAAGAATTAAAATTTATAATGAAGAGAATTTTAATTACGAAATTATCACTATACAACTAAAGAAGAAATGATTGAAGATGATTTTTACGCAACACTTAAACTAAAGACTGGCGAAGAAATATTCGCAAAAGTAGCAGCTTCAGAAGAAGAAGATAGAACAATATTGATTGTTTCAAATCCGATAATTGTTGCAGAGATTAAAGGAAGAATGGGTGTTGTTGGATATAAAGTTGAGCCTTGGTTAAAAACAACAAAAGATGATATGTTTATTATTAACTTAGACGATGTTCTTACTATTTCAGAATCATCTGATATTGAAATGATTATGATGTACCAGTCATATGTTCGTCAGTCCAATAAAGACGGTACGAATGAATCAAAAATTAATCGTAGAATGGGATATATTGCTAACGTTAATGATGCTAAAGAGATATTAGAAAAGCTTTATAAAAATAGTTAAGGATAATCTTTTCAACCTCCACAAAGGTAATTGTACAGGTATTTGAATACCTTGTCAAGTATTTGTATAAGTGGTATAATTTATACATAATAATGATAAAAACTTATGATATCAACAGCAGTCATGACCAAAAGAAAAAGGTCAGAGCATTACGTCAACAATAAAGAGTTTCTTGCCGCTATTATTAAGTATCGTGAGGATGTTGAGATAACCTTTATTAAAAAGTTTGGCAGAGAACTAACAAAAGAAGATCGTGCAACAACCTGGGATACAAAACCTCCCATCCCTCGCTACATTGGAGAGTGCTTCCTAAAGATTGCTAATCATCTTTCTTTCAAACCAAACTTCGTGAACTATATGTTCAAAGAAGATATGATCTCTGATGGTATTGAAAACTGCGTTCAGTATATTCATAATTTTAATCCAGAGAAGTCACAAAATCCTTTTGCGTACTTCACGCAAATTATTCACTACGCTTTTATTCGTCGTATTAGTAAAGAAAAGAAGCAACTTGAAATCAAAAATAAAATTCTTGAACGCTCTGGATACTCCGAAGTGTTTGGAGATGACAACTTTATTGACGGGGCGAACTATAGCGACTACAACTCAATAAAAGATAATATTCATAGTAAGTTGAGGTATTAATACTCTTTCTAACTCCAAAGTGTTATAAATATTATTATTATTTTGGAGTTAGAAAGAGAATGACTAAACCAAAATATACACCAGAAGAAAGAAAACTGGTAATGGCGGAAAATTTAAAAAGGAATAAAGAAAGGGCAGAGGCAAAAGGATATACTCAAAAAAGTGCTGCTCGTGAAGAGGCAATTGAAAAAGGTGAAAAAACTTATATCGGAAATAAGTCATGTAAGCACTGTGGTAGTTATGAAAAATATGTTTCCAATTCAAGTTGTTCTCCATGTTTAAAAAGGATTGGATTAGAAAAATTAAATAATCAAGAGTTGATGAAACCTTATAGGACGAAGGAGAAAAAACAAAAATATTGTGAAGATAATAGAGAGTTGGTAAATTCAATTAAAAGAAAATATTCTAAAAGTGAAAGAGGAAAAGCAGTAAATTGTGAAAAACAAAGAAGAAGATTTGCTAGATTAAAACAAGGAATACCAATAGAAATTACTGAAGAAGAACTTCGACAAATTCAGAACATATATCAGCAAGCACAACACTTGACTTTTACTAATGATGTGCAGTATGATGTAGATCATATCGTTCCTTTATTTGAGGGTGGATTACATCATCCAGATAATCTTCAAATCATTACTCACGATGAGCACCTTATGAAAACAGCAAAAGAAAATAGTAGGAGGCAACAAAAGTGAAGGTGGGTTTGATTTGTGATACTCATTATGGCGCCCGGAAAGGTTCAAAACTCTTTCATGACTATTTTGAACTCTTCTATAAGAATGTGTTTTTCCCGACGCTGGAACAGTACGGGATTGATACAGTCATTCATATGGGGGATGCTTTTGATAGTCGCAAATCAATTGATTATCAAAGTTTAGAGTGGGCTAAAAGAGTTGTATTTGAACCTCTTAAGAACTATGTGGTTCATATGATTGTTGGTAATCATGATAGTTATTACAAGAATACAAATAATACAAACTCTCCTCAACTTCTGCTAAAGGATTATCCAAACATTCGTACATATTCTTCTCCTACAGAAATCAAAGTTGGAAATCTTGACGTTCTTCTTCTTCCATGGATTTGTATGGAAAATGAGGAGCAATCTCTAAAGATGATTAAAAAAACCAAAGCAAAAGTTGCGATGGGTCATCTTGAGTTTCAAGGTTTCCGAGTAAACCGTCAAATCATTATGGAACATGGACTGGAAGCAAATCTTTTTACAAACTTCAAAAAGGTATTTTCTGGTCATTACCACACTCGTTCTGATAATGGAACTGTATTCTATACGGGAAATCCTTATGAGATTTATTGGACGGATGTAAATGATGCTCGTGGATTTACTATCTTTGATACTGAAACACTAGAGCATACCTACATCAATAATCCCTATAAGATGTTCTACAACATCTACTATGAGGATACGAACTATCAGACATTTGATACTCGTGAATATGAGAATAAGATTGTAAAAGTTGTTGTTCGTAAAAAATCAGACACCAAAAAGTTTGAAAAGTTTATTGATAAACTTTATGCTTCCAATATCGCAGAACTCAAGATTATTGAAAACTTTGATATCCAAGAACCTGTAGAGTTTGAAGCATTTGAAAGCGAAGACACGATTTCTATCTTGAATAGATATATTCAGGAGGCAGAAATCAATCTTGATAAATCAGTGATTCAAAAGATGATGCAAGAAATCTATCAAGAGGCATGTGAATTGGTTTAATGTTTATTCTAACAATTAATGGTAGAGAAACCGAAGGAGCATATTCAGTAATTGATGATGAAGGAGAACACATCTTATATCTCTTTGAAGAGGAGGATGATGCCGTTCGGTATGCTATGATGTTAGAAGAAGACGGATATCCTGAAATGCATGTGATTGAAATTGAAGATGAAGTAATGATAAAAACCTGCGAAATGCATGGATATCAATATACTCTTATTACACCTGATGACATTGTAATTCCTCCAAACACTTCTGGTCATGATTTTATTTAACGTTAGAAAAATTATAAATAATTAAAAGTTTTTCTACTATGAAAATTTGCAATTCTTGTAAAGTTGAGAAATCACTCACAGAGTTTCATATAGCACAAAAACCAGGAAAAGTTGGAACTGATGGTTACGTTAGAAAAACCATTTGCTATAAATCAAAATGCAAAGATTGTCTTCGCAAAGAGCAAAGACAAAAATATCATGAACTTAAAGATGACGTAAAAGTTCAAAGGCGCAAAAACAATCGGTGTAATACCTTTGAGTGGAGACAACAATACAGATTAAAAAATCGTTTTGGATTGACTACTGAAGAATTTTCTGCTATGGTATTGGAGCAGAATAATAAGTGCAAAATATGTGAATGTGAAATGGATACTCCACAAATAGATCACAATCATACTACCGGTAAAGTTAGATCTTTACTATGTCGTTCTTGCAATACATCTCTGGGATTGGTAAAAGAGGACACAAAAATTCTTTATAATATGATTTCATATATCAATGCTTATCTTTAAAAAAATTCGGTGGCGTAATTTCCTCTCAACTGGTCAGCATGAAACGGAAGTTGACTTTACGAAAAATAAAACCAATCTAATTATTGGTACAAACGGAGCAGGTAAGAGCACAGTTCTTGATGCTCTGACTTTTTCTTTGTTTGGAAAACCATTTCGCAAAATCAATAAACCTCAACTTATCAATTCTGTAAATGAAAAGGATTGTAAGGTTGAGGTTGAGTTTAGTATTGGTAATATTGAATGGAAAGTTGTAAGAGGAATTAAACCTGCTCTGTTTGAAGTGTGGAGAAATGGTTCTGTCCTAGACCAATCTGCAGCCGCACTGGACCAACAGAAGTGGTTGGAGCAGAATGTTCTGAAGATGAATTATAAAAGTTTTACCCAGATTGTTATTCTGGGTTCAAGTACTTTTGTTCCTTTTATGCAACTCTCTGCTGCACATCGTCGGGAAGTAATTGAGGACTTGCTTGATATTAAGATTTTCTCTTCTATGAATATGGTTATTAAAGAGAAGATCCGTCAAGCAAAGGAAGAAATTAAAGTTCTTGACCTTAAGAAACAATCTCTTGCAGAAAAACTTAAGATGCAGGAAGAGTTTATTGAAGAACTTGAAAACAGAGGAAAAGATAATATTAACAATAATAAACGGAAAATTTCCGATTTGGATAAAGAAATTGAACAATATATGAATGAGAATTCTTCTGTAGAAGAACCTCTTCGTGAGTATATTCAAGAGCAAGATAAGTTGGTTGGATATGCGGATAAACTTCGAAAGTTGGGAAATTTGAAAGGTAAAATATCTCAAAAAGTATCTACGATTACCAAAGAGCATAAGTTCTTTACAGAAAATACGGTTTGTCCTACATGCACTCAAGAGATTGATGATGACTTTAGAATAAATAAGATTAAGGACGCTCAAAATAAAGCTAAGGAGTTGCAATCTGGTTACAAAGAACTGGAGGAGGCAATTAAAGAGGAAGAGGAGCGAGAGCGTCAATTCACCGCTCTATCGAAGGAGATCTCTAAATTAACGAATGGCATTTCTCAAAACAATATTAAGATTAACGGATTACAAAAGCAAATCCGAAATCTTGAACATGAAATTCAAGTTCTTACCGAGAACTTTGCAAACCGAAATTCTGAACATGAGAAGTTAGAAACCTTCAAAGAGAACCTAAAAACTACATACGACGAACTCGCTTCTAAAAAAGACTTAATCAACTATTACGATTTTTCGTATAGTTTGCTCAAAGACGGTGGAGTAAAATCCAAAATCATTAAGAAGTATTTGCCTCTCATCAATCAGCAAGTTAATCGCTACTTGCAAATGATGGACTTCTACATTAACTTTACACTTGATGAGGAGTTTAACGAAACCGTCCAGTCACCTATTCACGAAGATTTCTCCTATGCTTCTTTTAGTGAAGGAGAAAAAATGAGAATTGACCTTGCTCTACTCTTTACTTGGAGAGAAGTTGCAAGATTTAAAAACTCCGTGAATACAAATCTTCTGATTATGGATGAGGTGTTTGATAGTTCACTTGATGGATTTGGAACAGAAGAGTTTCTTAAGATTATTCGTTATGTGATTAAAGACGCAAACATTTTTGTTATCTCTCACAAGACTGGTCTTGAGGACAGATTTGAAAGTGTTATAAAGTTTCAAAAAACCAAAGGATTTTCACAACTTTTAAAAACCAATTGACAAGGGACTGAATTTTAACTATGATACATGGAGGTAGATGTGCCTCCTTTTTTATTCTTTACTATGAAAAATTATGTCTGAAAAAAAATTTAGCGTTTATAGTTTTGGGGATGGTATAAATTCTCAGAACTTTGAGTCTTTTTATAATACAGAAAATACTGATGTAATTACTTTTCCAACAAATACTCCTGCTGCAATGAATTTTAATGTAGAAAATAACTACACCTACAGTACCTTGAAAAATGAAAATGAATTTGAATTTAAAATGAGTAGCACAAATAAAAATGGTTTTTGGAAGTACGAAGAAGATAAAACTTTGAAAGAAGTTGAACAGTATCTTTCTAGCACTTATCATTCTCATTATACTTCCGAAACTTCTAAAACCCAAACACTGGACCTGATTGAAAGTATCGGTGACGCAGAAGCATTTACTCGTTCAAATGCAATCAAATATCTTTCTCGTTTTGGTAAAAAGAATGGTAAATCAAAGCAAGATATTCTGAAAGCAATTCACTATTGTATTCTTCTCTATCATTTTGCTGGACTGCATAAGAACACAACTGATCAATACAACTACTGATTATTATGAAACTCTCTGATAAAACTCTCACTCTGCTCAAGAACTTCTCTTCGATCAACCAGTCTATTCTCTTCAAAGAAGGTAGTTCGCTCCGGACAATTAGTGTCATGAAGAACATCTTGGCAGAAGCAACAATCGAAGAAGAACTGCCGAAAGACTTTGGTATCTATGATCTGAACCAGTTCCTGAATGGTTTGAACCTTCATCAGAACGCAGAACTTGATTTTCAGAATGATGGTTATGTGGTTATCAAGGAAGGTCGGTCTCGCTCAAAGTATTTCTTTGCTGACCCTAATGTAATCGTCACTCCTCCTGATAAAGCAATCTCTCTTCCTTCTGAAGATGTTTGTTTTGTTCTTGATACCAAAGAACTGGACAAACTTCTTAAGGCTGCCAATGTTTATCAACTTCCTGATCTTTCTGTGGTTGGTGAAGCAGGTGTGGTGAAACTGGTGGTTCGTGATAAGAAGAATGATACCTCCAATGATTTCTCTATGGTTGTTGGTGAGACTGATGAAGTATTTACTTTCAACTTTAAGGTAGAGAATATTAAGATCATTCCTGGTTCTTATGAGGTTGTAATTTCTCAAAAACTTCTTTCTAGGTTTGTTAATACAAGTTATGATGTAAAATATTACATCGCACTCGAACCTGATAGCACATTTGGGTGATGAACATCTGTAAATATTCTTTTTTATAAATACTTATGTAGTTAGAATGTAAGCAGATGTATTGTTTGGAATGTAATTCTACTCTTGGTAAAAGACAAAAAAAGTTTTGCTCTTGTAAATGTATGAATGTGTATAACGCAAGAGAATTTGGTATGAAACACCGAGAAGAAAATCCAAACAGATACAAAGTTTGCAAAGAGTGTAATCAATCACTAAATCTCAACAAATTTAGTTTAGTTGAAAAATGGAATGTTAATTCTGGTACTAAAGACATCTGTAAAAAATGCTGCACAAAAATAAGACAAACTGAAAAATTAAATAGAGATTGGAAAATTGATGCTGCCAAACTTCTTTATAAAAATATTAAATCCAGATGTAAAAAAACTGGAAGAGAATTTTCTATTGATTTAGAAGATATTATAATTCCAGAAAAATGCCCTGTATTTGGATTTGAATTAAAAAGAGAAGACAAACAAACTTGGATGTGTGCCCCAAGCGTTGATAGAATTGATAGTTCCAAAGGTTATATAAAAGGAAATATTACAGTTGTCAGTAGAAGAGCAAACATTCTAAAAAGAGACGCTACAATAAATGAGTTAGAACAACTTTTAAACTATTACAAAACTTTGAGGAACTAACTTTGAATATATTTGTCACTTCTCCATTTCCGGCAGAAAGTGCAATTGTACTTCCTGACCGTCACGTAACGAAAATGGCTCTTGAATGCTGCCAAATGCTTTCTATTGTAGCATCAAAGTGGTATCATAATTATGGACCACTTAATAAAAAAGATGGAACTCCTTATGCTACTGAAAAAGGTGCATTTAGAAATCATCCTTGTACTAAATGGGCAGGAGAAAGTATTCATAATGCCTATTGGTTAATCAAACACGGAATGAACCTCTGTGATG